ACCAAATTCTTGGTCGAACTGTCTTTGGCTGGTGTTTCTAATGGTTTCTTCTGCCCACTTGGCATCACGACCAGGTACCATCGACCAATGGATCTCAATAGGAATATAGGTGCTGGTCTTTTCAACCGCTTTAGTCCACATCTTATAGAACAGGTTCATACCGTTAGGAGTAGAAACGATAACAACCTTAGAAGTTTTACCAGATGAAATGGTAGGATATGTTGAGTTAAAGAACTCTTCCGCAATATTGTTGGGAACGAACGCAAACTCGTCCAGAAAGATTAGGTTGAACGAGAAACCACGGACAGAGGAACCTGAGGTGGAATCTGCTAGAACTCTCGAACCATTAGCAAGATAGATAGAACCCTTGTTCCACTCTTTGATACCTTGCTTGAGAAACATAGGCAGATACTCAAAAGCCAGCTTTAGTTTCTGTAGCAACTCACGGGCAGTTGGAGCACGGTTAGCAAGAATAGCAACCACAAAGTTCTCATTGAACAATACTTGATGAAGAATATAAGCCACACTGGTGGTTGACTTACCGACCTGTCGAGGTAGCTTGCAAATAGAGAAACGATTATCATGAAACGATTGAAGCATACGCTCCTGAAAGTCCCACATTTCAAAGGGCATAAGACCACGGTCAACGTTGATGATCTTAATATACTTCTTGGAAAAGTAAACAGGATCATCCGCACACTTGATATATTCATCAAGTTCGGCTTGGGTAAAAGAATGACGATACTGCTCATTAGGCAGGTTAGGGTTATTCTGATAACTAAACGGCGTCCTGGCCATCTTGCTCTTTCTTGTTCTTAATAGCCGCTAATAGTTCGGCTGTAGAACCTACGAATACGGCCTGCTCCACATTGATGCCTTCGGAAGTTTTCTTGCGAGGATCAGTTTCAGGATTAGGCTCTTTCAAGTCACGTTTCATCTTTTGTAGGTTATACAAGTCTTTCGACGTTTCACCTACAGTCTTAATTAGATTGGCGACAACCTCGAATCCACGAGCGGATTCGTTCTGTCTGGCAATAGTGGAGATATCTTCAAGGGCATCATTACCCTTTTCGATAAGATTGCGTAAAGTGTTTCTGACTAGACGGTAATCTTCATCTTGATCATCATTACTATCAGCAGGAACATATTCAATAACTTCTTGCTTGACTTCTTCTTTAGTCACAGGCAAGTGTTCGATGCCTAAAGCATCTGATAAGTTTTTCTCAACACCCATAATATACCTTACGTTTTTAGATTACCTGTTAGAACCCATGTATTTGAGTGGACTTTGGTTAGGGTTGCTGATAGATACTGACCAGCAATGTTAGCCCAGTTATTAGATGAAAGAACGTTTACACTAACGCTATTTGCTTTGATTCTTGTTTGTCCTGGACCATACTGTATAACTTCAATTGCTGTACCTACATTTGGGAATACCAAGAATTGATAATCATCAGGAACATTGACAGTGATATTGTTGCTGCTATTGGCAATGATAACCGAACCTGCGGTCAAAACTGGAATGTCTGTGTCGGCTGATCTGGTGTATCTTTCTCTAACAACACCAACACCGTCTGAAATTGAACCAGTGGCAATAAAGTTACCGATGAGTGTACCTGATGCGTTCTGGAAAGCTGTGTTGGCTTTGGTGAAGGCAGCATTGACAGCATTAGTTAGTGCTGTGGTATTTGCTACGACTTCAAACTTTGAGTTTGCCCAGTTTGTAATGGTAACAGAAACAGTATTAGTCCAGCCATTAGCACCAACTGCATTGTTAGCTACTAAAATTGATGCATAGGTATTACCAGCAGTTCCGATTGCAACTGCATATGCATTTCCTGCTGTACCTACTGAATTGGCATATGAGTTAGAAGCTAAACCGACAGCGGTTGCATATGCATTTCCTACTGCACCGATTGACTCGGAGTATAGGTTGGCATTGACACCAACATTATATGCTAGTAGGTTAGCAGCGTTAGCTTTATCATAAGCGGTGTTTGCTGTTACGTAAGCGAAACTAAGAGCAGTATTCTGTCCGGCATCAATACTGGCCACATTTGCTGCTAGTCCGTTTAGGTTGGCATAAACTTCCGTAAAGTTAGCATTGACATTGGTAAAGGCGCCACGAATTGTATCGCCGGTACCGTCGTTAGCTACTGTGCCCACATTGATGATAAGTTGTGACATTTGCCTCTATCCTAGTTATTTCTTCTATTTAGTCCGTCCACTCTGTAATAGTGGTAGTATAGCCATAGTCATCACCAGGTTGTGCGGTGATCGGATCTGGTTCAACCTTGATTTCGACTGTCTTGGCTGCTTCTGTTATTAGGCTGTATATTTGAGCAACACCATTGGTAGATGCTGCATGAATAGTATTGTTAACCGTAAAGGTGCCTTGTGTGGCTCCTAGTGTCAATACATCATCAACAGGATTATAATGCATAACAATACCTTGAGCATCAGCCCACTTTAGACTGCTGCCTTGGAAAACCACATCTTCCTGCTTGAATGTGCCTGCTGTATTGGCAAGCATCATTTTGGTAATGTATGTTGGACCTAAATTGTTATTGTTATGAATGTTGGCATAAACGGTACGAATGATCTTAGGTGTTGTAATTGGACCATAGTAGTGTAGCTTCATTGTAAAGTTAAGAGTCCAATATACATATCTTACGGAATCGTAGTTGCCTTCATATTCAATGTTATTAGTGACATTGTTGAGAATGACTGGTATATCTTTGACGAAACCTAGATCAGGTACCATAGATGCGGAAACGGTAAAGTCAGGATTGAAGAATGGTAGAATTTGCTCTACAATCTGTGTGCCATCGTCGATGTTACGAGCATAAACAGTTAGCTGGAAGTTTAGATCGTATGGAGCACCCATATAAGCGGAAGATGCGGTTGTGCCACCGGTAATTGGCTTTGATGCTTTCAGTAGACTATTCTGTTTTCTAGAGGCATCATAGGTAATACCAGAGATTTCAAATCCCATACGTGGTAGAATAGCTTGAAGCTGTCTTGTTAGGTCTGGATCAGAAAAGACACGAGTTATCATCTTCTCTTTTGGTGAGTAGATGATAGGCACGAGGAATCGGTTGACCTCTGCACCGGTCTGATCATTCTTTCTAATGATAGAGATATCATCAAACAGTCTTCCGAAAAGGATGACTGCTTTCTTGGTTAGTTGATGATAATAGTGTGCGTTACCGAGCATTAAGGTGTTCCAAACGGATTAGTTTCAGATAGATCAAGGATCAAATCTGCGCCAGTGTCAAAGTCTTTGTTGTCAAAGATATCAAATTTAACATAATCATTCTTTTCATCTGATACACTATTGACTGTGAACTGTGCGAGAGAGGTGTTACCATATACGGCGTTGGCGGTAAAGTTACCGGTGATACCGTAAATGAACATAGTACCGTTGGCCTTATACCACTCACCAAGTTCGGCATATGCAGTATTGTTTGCCCATGTTCCGTCGGTACTCTGGTAAACAATCTCACCGTCTTTAAAGTTACCAACACCGGATGTAGCCAGATTTAGTCTTAGAGTATAACTGTTTTCTTCCTCAATCTGATCAATCTCCTTAACACCAGTATCAATGGCATCTTCTGAGAAGCGGAATAGTTCGCAACGCATTTCGTAAATGTATGGCTCTCTATTGCCTAGAGAGTAGAACATTAGCTTCTTTTCAATGAACTTGATTTCAAACATACGATGCATTAGCGGAACATAAATCAGGTCACCTTCTTGTGGTCTGACACGCAATACGGTAGGAAGACCACGAGCAAATGAACGGCGAGAGATAACAAAGTTTGAGGTATCTCTAATCTCTAAACCAAACTTGGAGAAAAAGTCACCATCGCCTTCAAAGCCTTCGACGTTAGCAAGATAAGCCTCGATTGAATATGCCTTTTCAAATTTTGACTTGGCATACTCACCAAAGATCATATCACCTTCGTCAAATGACTCTCTGGGAATATAATAGACGGAATGCCCCATTATTTCAATGGATTCGACAATAACATCTTCCATGAGATGATGCTCATTGTTAAAGCGATTTTTACCTGGAAAATTTTGAAAATATCTGTTTATGGCGATGTTAGCCTCCTATTTCGCTAGGAAATAGATACTTAAATGATCCGTCAGGCTGATAGACACGCTTTCTACCTACCTTTGATTGGGCTACTTTTTTTCTATTTTCTTCTTTAGACATTGCGTTTTCTTCGCCTGTTCCTTTACCTTTACGATTTTTGCTTATATTATTTTTATGTTCTGTAGACTGAGGACCATACGGATCTCTAGGTCCTTTCATCCTATTTCTTGTTTCGTCTGACAGGGTCCATCCGCTTGGAGCTGTCCATCCTTCAGGACGTTTATGACAACTTGAAATCCAGTCTTGTCTTTCTTCTTCTGATAGGTTATCCCACCAAACTTTCATACCAGCTTTTGTTGCCACTGACGACTTTTTTCTATTTTCAGGGTCAGAATAGTATTGTCTCATACTATTAGACATTTTTTCTTTTGTTTCGTCTGATATGACTCTATTCTTATTCCACTCTATCACTGACATTATTCTTGCTTCTGCGTTATCTATCTGCTTTGTCAAACTTAACCAGGCAATTTTGTCATACTCGTTTCCGTGTTCTTCATAAAGTTTTCTATGTGCCTCGGCGTGTTCCTCTACGGTCAATTCAATCAGATTAGACGGTTCATCTGATCCACCCATATGTTTAGGTATGATGTGGTGTTTATGATAAATTGTCATATTATATCCTCCTATTGGATATAACTATTTAGTAAAGTTACTTCCTCCACATATCTTTGTAGGTTATCATCCGACGAGGAACGATGGCGGCGCCTCGTAAGTATTCCTTATTTCTTGTTCTGTTTTTTCAATATCACTCATACCCTCATTATAGATATCTACACCTCGCATAGTAACTCCACCAGGAAGTTGCATTTTGTCAAATTTCGACATATTTTGTCCCCATTGCTTGCGTATGTAAGCGGTAGCTAACTTTTTCAAAAGTCGATCATTCCATACTCTGGTGTATGTGTCAGGATCGGTAACAACGAAGCCTTCTACAATAATAAACTCGGCGGCTTGAACGTCTGTGTTCCAGTCCCAGTCAATGTATAGCTTATCGGTAAGTCTATTGAAACGGATTGGAGTCTCACCGGTAAAGATTAGATCCAATGTAGCCAAATGCTGCATTGTTAGAGAGTAGTTAACATATGAGGTTGATGAAAGATCCCATAGATCGTTCAAACGTAGCTGATAACGAAGATCGAACATATTCATGGCCATCTTATTCTGACCGACCTTGAATACTCTGGTTGCTCCGATTAGATTTTCTGAAACTGTAATATAACGGTTAGCCTGATCTTGTGTGGTAATCTGGTGCTTGACATAGGTACGCTCGGTACCATTAAAGTGAAACTCGTTCCAATACTCAAATGCCAGTTCAACGGCGTCATTAACCTGCTCATCATCCACGTTAATCTGGATGACAGGGTAGCCCAACTGTCTTAGGCAAAACTCTTTCAATTCTTCTTTGTTAGCAGGTTTGTTAAGTGACATTTCGTTACCTTATGTTTTGAGTATTTATCTTACATCTGGTAAGTATGAACCATATAGATTTGTTCCGTCACAAATGAATGAGAAGATATCTTTTCTGCTACCGGTTGAAGTCAATACTGGTGCTACACCGGCTGGCCATTTGAATACTGGACTCCAAGTCAGTGTTCTACCGCCAGTGCTATCTTGATTGACAT